GCTATGTTTCTTAAATCATTTTGTTCAAATATACCCCACTTAGCCATCAGTCATTACTCCTATGTATCATTTTCAAAAATTAATAAAGCACCTGGACGAGGCGCTCTTCTTACATCGTCATTAGTTGTTTTGTTACGTGAATCTCCCGAACCAGCAAAAAATCCTAACACAGGTCTATCATTAAAATTACCACCGCCAGGACCATTATAACTTGGTGTGTTTGAGTCAACAAAAAGAACTGCAGGTGCAGGTGAGTTACTAACGTTACCTGCAGGCGCTGGGTTAATTCCACCAAACCCTCCTTGGTTTGATCCAGTACCTCCACTTCCACCATTAACAGTAAATAATGCAGGAGATCCTAAATTAGTAGCTCCACCAACGTTACCACTAGGTCCAGGGTTACCAGGGTTGCCTGGATTACCTACAGCCCCAGTAGCGTAAGGAGCTGAATAAGGAGCTGATACTGGAATACTATAAACGGCATAACCGCCATCTCCGCCTGCACCTCCTCCTCTTCCTTCAGGGGCCGTTCCGCCATAACCACCGCCACCACCAGTCGCATACACTATGATATGATTAGAAGCAGGGTTTGCTGTGAATGTTCCTGAAGCAGGTCCCGTGTTATAAAAATTTGGTGTGAATGCTTTACTTCCGCCTGCTCCACTTGAAGCGGCAGTAATTCTTCCATCAGCATCGACTGTAATAGTTGCTGTTGTATATTCAGCAGCAGTAACACCTGTTGAAATTAATTGATCTGGACCTACAGAGTTCGTAGCAAGTTTAGCTTGTGTGATTGTAGATTGAGCAATCTTGTCAGCAGTAACTGCAGATGCAGCAAGTTTTGCTTCAGTCACATTTAAGTTTGAAATCTTTGCAGTAGTTACTGCGTTGTTAGAAAGTTTTGCAGTAGAGATTGCAGCATCATCAATTTGAGCTGTAGCAATTGTTCCACCTAAAGTGTTTAATGCTATTTCATTTAAATTTGTTCCATCAGAATAAGCAGCAACGATTGCAGCTTCACCTGCAGTGAAACCTGTTCCACTTACAGTTTTGATTGTTAAATTAGTTACTCCAACTACAGCAGATAAATCAATAATATAAAATTTTTCAATTCCATCTGGAATTGTTACAGTAGATGCAGTTGTTAAAGTTCCAGTGAACTTTAAAACCATGTTTCTTGCATTTGATTCTGCAGCATCAGACATTGCAAGAGCAACTGTACCACCATCAGAAAGTGCTACTGCTTCATAACCTGCAATTGCTTGTTGAATTAATTCTAAATTGTTATTTGTTTTTTGACCCCATGTACCAGCGTTTTCGCCAGTGACCATTAGTTCGAGTTTTAGATCTGTTGAATAACTAGATGCCATAAATTTTGTCTCCTAAATAATTATAATTTTACCTTAATCATGCAGCTAAATCAACCTCTGTCCATACATTAGTAACGCCAGGATCAACCTCTTGCCATGAAGTGATATTAAGGCTACCAGCGGTAGAAGTCAACTCTATGCCTGTAGGTGTCACAAGAGCATTACCTGTAACTGTTACGGAGCCAATATTAGCTGTTAGTTGTATACCAGAAACACCTACTATTTGAGCAGGTATTTCCTCTGCTTGTCCAATACTAGATGTAAGCTCCTGTCCTGTAGCAGGTTCGTTTGTAGATTGTTCTAAAGCAATGGTGCCAAGAGACATTGTAGCCTCTGTTCCAGTGACCGGTACATCTTGTCTTGTACCACCGATTACTTGTCCAATTGTACTTGTTAATTCTATTCCTGTAACATCTACTGTAGCTGTACCAGTGACATCTGCAATAGTTCCAATTTCAGCATCCAACTGATCTTCAGAAGCTAGTACAAATATGTCTTGGTCAATCTGAATTGAGAATGAAGGACTTGCATAAGTTATTTGTAATGCATCTGGTGCAGTTACAGTTACTTCAACATCAGTAATTGCAAGTTCATCTCCTAAAGAAGCTGTTAATTCAATACCCGTTCCTTCAGCAGGTATTACAGAATAATTGACACCCCAACCTAAGTTTCCAAAAGTATCTCTACCCCATCCAGCACCAATTAAATATGTTGGATCAACTGTTAATTGACCTGGAGTAGATGTTAATTCAGATCCTGTTATAGGCACCCCTATATCAACTACTTCTTCACCTATTCCTAAATTTAATTGTTCACCTGTAACAGATACATCTACATCAATTCTTCTAGTTGCATCACCGATTGATGAATTTAAAGAAATACCAGTTACATCCACATTTGCATCACCTACAAATGTAAGAGTTCCTATTGAGAATGTAGCTTGAATTCCTGTTGGGTTTGCAAAAGCACCTGATAAATCACCCCAAGTGTTTTCACCCCAAGTGTCTCCACCCCAACCTACTTGAAGTTCTGCGTCTATTGTTGCTGTGCCTACAGAAAAAGAGGCAGAAAGATTTGTACTACTTAGGGATAAAGTTTGATCACCGAGTGTACCCCAGTTCTCGAAACCCCATGTTTGTTGTCCCCAAGTAGCCATATCATTTTAGTTCCTTAATTACGCAATTCTTAAAATCGCAGCAGAAGTTGTGAATGCAGGGAACTGGATTGTAAATGTTCCAGATGTTGCAGTCTTGTCTCCACCAAAATCTAACACAGCAACTGCTTCAGTAGTACCTGTACCACCATCAGTTGTTGTATTGTAAATTAAAGCACCTCTTGCTGTTAGTGTTACACCTGTAAAAGATAAATTAGCAAAGCTAGTAATAGCGACTGCTGATGAAACTTTAACACCTTGGTTTACTAAAGCTTTACCACCTGCGGTGTAACCTGCTGGTGAAGATACTTCTGATGTTGTTGAATAGTTAGTTGTTGATGCGCCAATTGATGCAGCAGAAGTATACATAGCTAATTTGAATGTATCTCCTCCACTATCAAAATCATGCTCAGCACCTAACAATTGCTTTTTGAATGAATTGCAAATTGCATTAGTTGTAATAGCCATAATTGTTCTCCTTTAAAATTACGTATTTGGTGATGGTGAAGGTATCTTAATTCTTGGTACCCCATCATCGTATTCTGCACGTCTTCTTCTCCCCATTTGTTGAAGAGCAAAATTCTGTACTTCTTCATTGTACTTTGTTTCGTACAGTTTGTACATATCCATAGGACCTTTTAAAAATCTAAAAGCCTCAGCTAATACACCATGTAACAACATTGATTCTTGATAAGTAGAAAGAAATGTATTGTTAGTTGATGTAAATTCTGGTGGATCTGTAATATAGTTGATTTGTACAGTATATGCAGAATCTGGTATAGGTGCTACAAGAATATTAAAATCATCCCAATTAGCCCAATATTTAGGAAGACCTGTTGCAGCATTATTATTGTATTCAGAAATAAAACTTGTATCTCTTCTCTCTAAAAAAGTTCTTGTGGATCCATCGATTACTTGGACAGATCTCATAATAGTTAAATCAGCAGGTAAGCTTACATATCTATTGCCTGATGTAAATGTAGATGTTGAATATTTTCTAAGATCATCATAATCAACTTTACCTGCGATATCTAATTCTACTGATCTTATAAAATCTTGTATAATTTGATCTGTTAAAACTGTGCTTCCAACTTCTGTATAGTCTCTTACTTGTGTTAAGAATGCTGAATATGTAATTGCCATTATGTAATACTCACTGTTACGGATTTAATTGAAATAGACATTTGTCTTCTTCTATTTTGTAAAGATGGATCTGCGGGTTTCATTTCTGAAGTACCTTGGTTTATAAAAGCAAAGTCACCTGGTAAAGTTAAATTAGCAACACCCACTGAAGCTCCGCCTGAGTCTGCTTGAACACCATCTCTATTTGTAGGTTGTTGAAATCTTTGAGGTCTTGTATTTTGTAATGCAATTGCATCAGCTACAATACGCTTTCTTCTGATTTGTGGATGTTTAGGCTCAAATTCAGAATAGTGAACTAATGATCCATTCCATTCTTTTACCATTTCATTGTATGGAAATGCCATACCCGATCTATCAGATATAGCTAATGAACTTTTACCTGTTGCCCATTTTGGCATAATTAAACTCCATTAGGATAAAAAGATTGTGGAGTAATAAATGTTGATGCTCTTTGACCATCTTCATCTAATGCTCTTTTCAATTCATCCTCATAAATTAATTTATTTTGTTGCACAAGTTGAGGTGCTTTTTTCATAGATATATAATAAGCTAAGCCTGCACACATGCATGGTAGAAATCTGTATGCAACATCTGCATCATTTGTGTATGCACCTGCATCTTCAATTCTTTTAATTACATAAAATTTTAAAGTTGTATAAGTATTTAAATCTGGCGCTTGGTATAAATATATTTTAGGTGTTGTTTGTCTATCAACATAATATTGTGAGGGTTGTCCAGTTGCTAATTTATTAGGTAATGCAGCGTATGCTGATCTGTCTATTTTATTTATTGAAACATCTTGTGTATTTGCATCGTTTGATGCTGCTGCAGTTGATGATACATAAGCTTCAAGCACATCATTAACATCGGAATCAACTGTGTATTCAGCTTGTCCTGCAACCATAGGTATTTCATTTAATTCTGTTTTCCAAAGATGAATACCTCTATTACCCCATTCAGCAAATAATAAATCTAAACTTCTTCTTGCAGAACGCATGTCATAACCAGAAGTGGTGCTAAGACCACATCTTTCATAACCTTCATCAATAACTTCATCTATGTTCAGGTTAAAACTAGTAGTTCCTGATGTAGCCATTTAAATATTCTCCTTTTTAGCGGCCGCTTTGAGAGTGTAAAGCTTCTCCTTTTTGCGGTTGTACAACTTATCTGATTGTACCACCTTTAAACTAAATTTTGAAGACCTTAGGTTTTTTGCTATTGGGTTTCTTTT